GACGGCCGCCGGCCGTGTCCAGTTCCACGATCTGCGTCATCTCGCCGGTGAACTCGTCGGCGTTGCGGTCGAACAGTTTGGCGATTGCTACCGATGCGTCGGAATAGCCCAAGGCATTACCAATCTGGTAACCCCTTAGCCATGGCACGTTGCGCAGGTCGATCACATCGAACTCGACGTTCTCGAAGGTCAGGACCGTGGTTTCAGGCAGGTGTTGCATGACAAAACTCCAAGGAAAGCCGCATGCGCGGCGGTTTTTGGGCAAAAAGAGGCCCCTCGCGCCGAGCAGGGCGCGAAAAAACAGAACGCGAGGGGAAGGGGTTAGCGGGCTACGCGGTCAACCGGGCAGCAGGTCGAGCTGGCGCGGGTTTCCGGGCAGCAAGCGGGCGCGGCCGGCGGGGAGGTAAGCCTTCGGGTTCGGCTTCATGCTCGGCGCGATGGTGTTGACAGCGGAGAGAATGGCCCGACAGGTGTAGGCGCAATCCACGTCGGGGCACTGAAAATACAGCTCGCGCGACAGCAGCGACAACTCGCGACTGGTGCGGATGTGCATGCGAGCGGCGCAATGCGGGCACGTCATTTTCATTGCTTGATCTCCAGGGGAACTACAAGCCGCAGGGAGCGGCGCTTACCGGTCATACGTTCGGCGGTGTTTCTAAGGGATGTCTTCACGAGCCATTCAGCGGCCTGTTGAGTGGAGGCAAGGCCTTGCTGTTGGCGCACCTGCTCCAACACCTGCAGCTCCTCTTCGGTGATACACAGCTCAATCTCCGACATCGTTTCAGCGGCTACTTGGCGTCTTCAGTTAAGCGCTGCGCGGCTCTACAGTGGAATCACCGGCGCACAGTTGCGTTGCTTCCTTGAGCAAAACGCGACGGGCGAGCGCCGCAGGTTGCTCACCAACAAGGTTGGCCAGCGAGATAAAAAAGGCGAACTCGTAGTCATCAAGTCGGATGGTGATGCGGTGGTCGCGCACCTTCTTCGGATCGGGATACATGGAGGTCTGGCGTGGTGTAAGTGCGGTCAGGTGGCGCTGGACGAACGGCTATCTCGGTCGGCCATGCCCTGAACAATGAGGTGGCGGGCCATGTTGGACAGCGTACGACCCTCCTTCTGGGCCTGCGCTTTCAGCTTTGCCAAGTGCTCGGGCTCCAGGTTCACCAGCACGCGCGAGCGGGCACCAGTTGGACAGCGCTCCCGCGGAACATCAGCAGTAGTCATGGTGATATTCTCAGTGAGTACATTGGAATCACACGCAATTATGCACACGAATGTGTGCATGTCAACAGAATTGGACACACAAACGTCAACCATTGGGGGCCGGCTGCGCGAGGAACGTAAGCGGCTAGGTCATAGCCAATCCCAGTTCGCAGAGCTGGCTGGCGTCCACAAGAATGCGCAAGGCAACTATGAAAGCGACCTACGCAGGCCTGACACGGACTATCTGGTGCAGATAGCGCAGGCTGGTGTGGACGTGCCCTACGTGTTGTTCGGCGAGCATTCCAGCGCGAGCTTGGCTCCGGATGAGGCCATGCTGCTGCATGGGTGGCGCCGGCTGGATAAGCGTGCCCGCGCAGGCGTGCTGGCGCTCATGGGTGGACTGGAAGAGGTAGACGAACCGGTCCCCGCGACGAAGACGCGGGCTTCCGGCCGCGCCCAGGTCATCAACGGCGGTTCGAACAACGTGCAAATCGGCAGCGTCAAGACGGGACGACGCAAGGCCGCTAAGACGCAGTGAGTGCCTTGGGGCGCTACAAGCTGCCGGAATCCCCCAGATGCCGGGGAAAGGGAGGGGATGCTGTGGCGGCCCCGACGTGCAAGGAATGTGGGACCGAGCTTGCCAGCCGGGTAAAGTCGTGCCCGCATTGCGGCGCGCCAAGTCCAGGCGTTACGCCTCAACGTGCGCTGGTGTGGCTCGTCGCCTTTTTTACGGCTGGAGGCCTTGTGGCCGGCGTTGCAAGCTGCTGGCCTGACATAGCTGAAGCTGCGTCGTCAGCCTGGAGACTGCACGTCGTTACGAGTCTTTTTGGCGCCGGTGTGTGGGGCTCGCAGGGTGCGCTGGCTCCGCCTGCATCTGAGACCAATAGGCGTGCCAATCCGCTACCGTCGTCCACAACGCAGCCCGCAATTGAGAATTGCTCAGGGCGATAAGCGATCGCGCCCCGAACCGATCTTCGCAGTAAGCGAGTGTCGAAGCCTGGAGGCCTTTGCGAACGCGCCACATCCGCATGATCTGCCGGACCATGGTCGAGCGCGGCAGGTTGTCGCCACGTGCGCACGCTAGCCACCCGTCTAGGTATGAACGCGCCTCCCAGTATTGCTCGTGCTTCAGTTCGGAGCTGTCGTCCAAGCCGCGCCCGTTGAGATGGGCGCACAGGGCATCCCACACGGTGCCGGCGTTCACCAATCCTTCTTCTGCCAATTCGATCTGCAGGGCAATGTGTGTCAGTTCGGCGCGCTGTTCTGGGGTCATGCGTTCATTTGCCGTTGATGGCGGCGCATGGCATTGAGACCCCCGGCTCGGATCGCAGATCACAACTTTGCCAATCTGGACGTTGCCGTGACCTTCGGTGATGCTCTGGTGAATGGTCTTGCCCTGCACCCTAACCTCCCCCCGCAAAGCGGTGCAGCAGCACGCCAACGCCATGGCAATTCACGTCGGCGGGAAAGGAAAGATATCTGTAAGTTTTAAAGCGGTGCAGGATAGACTGAGTTTTGCCCGACCCCAAGGGCAAATTTCGGTTTTGAATAATGACTTTCTTCAACATTCGACTTAAACCGACCGCACAATTGCGGCCGGAATGCAAGTCTTGATGCATCAACTAGTTGCCTACAATCCCTTCCGCGGAGGGGATGAGATTGCCTAGGCTGACAAAGGCTCGCACGCCCGCAAACGTTCGCGCGCCACTTCGTGATAGGCCGTCTCCAATTCGCAACCGATCCAGGAGTGGCCCGCCTCCTTGGCTGCCACCAGGAACGTGCCCGCCCCGGCGAACGGGTCGCACACGACGCTCCCCGGCGGCACCAGGCGCACGACTTCACGCGCGAGCGCCAGCGGTTTCTCGGTCATGTGTCGCTTGGGCAGCGGCAGGCGTTCGTTGAAGACGCCAGGCAGGTAGACCGGATTGCCGGCCGGCACCGCGCCCTTCGTCGCCCACACCATGAACTCGGCCTGCGCCGAGAAACCGCCCGAACGAGGCCGCGCGCGGCCGACCGTCTTGTCCCACACCGCCACGCCGCGCCAGATGTAGCCCGCCCCCTGAATGGCATCGGTCAGGCTCGGCAATTGGCGCCAGTCGGTGAAGCACACCAGGTAACCACCCTCCTTGGTCGCACGGTAGGCCTCGGCCAGCCAGGTCATGCACCAGAACGTCCAGGACCGTTGGTCCTTGTTGTCATGGCCGAAAGTGGCGTACTGAGTTCGCACACCAGAATTGATGTATTTCGTCCCAGGCGCCTGCGTGCGTACGCCGGCATGCAAGCCGCCCGACGAATACGGCGGGTCCGTGAAGAACAGGTCGACCGATGCATCGGGCAGGTCGCGCAACACGTCCAGGGCGTTGCTACGGTGCAGGTGGTTGAGCTGCGCGGCAGCGCGAGCGTTCGTGCTCATGGGTGGGGTCTCCACTGTACGAAGCTCGGCGGCTCTCTGGTGCGGGGCGCTCGGCCCTCAAAACGTTCATGGTCCCGCAGCGCGGGCATTTGATGGCAAGGCGCACGTATTCACCTGCGCCGAGTTTGCGGTGGCACGCACTGCAACGGATGTCCTGCATGAATTGCTGTTCCTGCTGTGCTAGGATGCCGGCGCCTCGCGAGGTGGCGCGGCCCTGGCCGGTCTGGCAGGTCCGATCTGCTAGAGCGGGTCGTGGTGGGTGCTCCAACACCCGCCACGTCGCCGCGTCTTTCTTCCCTCGGCTGGCGGTTCCCGCCGGCCTGCCCCTTGCGAGGCTCCCCGTTTCACACGCTGGCCGTCACGGCGACGGCCCGGCGCTCCAGGGACAGCACCAGGATGCCGCACGCGCGCGCGCAAAGCACCGCCGGCCTGTTGTCGATCCCTCCGCCACAACACGACAACGCCGGCACCATCACCCGGCGGCCGTACCCGATTCTTCCAACTTCTCCGGCTGGATCTCCAGCTCCAGTGCGCTGGTGTAGCCGCGATCGTTCAGGCTGTGCGTTACCTTGCCGACGCTCCACTGCGTATTGTCGATGTCCTTCTTCCACCCGCTCACGCTCGCATGCAGTGAGGGGAACAGGTCCGGCCGGCCGCGCGCCAGCGTGATCGAGAAGGTAGCGACACCGCGCTGAATCCTGCGCCACGCGGCGCGCGCGCCGCGCTCGGCGTTGGCCTTCGATGCATAGGTGTGGCGCAGCACCTTCACGTTATCCGGGTTGGGCTGCGCGGCCACCGTCGCGGCTTTCTTCCTCTTCTTCACCTTGCCGTCCCGCTTCTCTTTCGTGACGGTGGCGTTAGAGGCGTCGACCACCACTTCGCCGCGCGTGCCGGCGCGGGTGTCCTGGTAGTAGGCCTTCACGCCGTTGTAGTTCTCCCGGTCAGCCACCAGGAAGGTATGCGTGTCGCCTGCCTCC